ACAGAAGCGATGGGGAGCGGGATAGTTTCAGCGCAGAAGCAATGCTATAAACCTTGATTTCAAAGTTACCTTGTTGAATGTCAAACAGTTCATAGTCAACTCTTGCAAGATTGACCACGGACCAGTTACTTTGTTCAAAGCGCCACCACAGTTGATAATCATTCACGCCAACAACTGGTCGCCATGAAATAATCAGCTTGACCAGCGCTCTCCCATTGTTCTCATAGAACACTTCCTCCGCTTGGAGATTAGAGGGCGATGGGGGAATAATGTTGAGGTTGGTCGTATCGCGGAATTGCAGAGCGGAACCACGCTCGATGTAGCTGTATTTGCTTGCGTTGTATTCCAGGGCGGTAATGGCATATTGCGAACCATCTTGCTCTTGAACATTTAACACTCGCCATTGTGACGTTTGTAAGTCGCTGGTTTGATAAATCCAGACGCTATTGCTTTGAGGCGCACTGCTGAAGGCAGGGGACACTGTAATGACAGCGCCAGTGCGTGACACTACATTACGCTGCTCCACGGCACCAGTGAGGAGCACCACTGAAAGGGCCCCTCCAGAGGCAGGAAGGCCCGTTGCGTCGTCCACAGTGACAGTGGTGGTTGTAGCCGCTGAAATGCGTCCACCGCGCCGCTGGCCCGCTTTTACGGGGTCGCTAATTTCAATGACCTGCCCAGGTCTGACGATCACGCCAGAATCAACGCTAGTTGCAAAAGAAACAACTTCCCGCTCATATTGTTCCGAGAAAAGAAGCCACTCTCCGATGCGTGCCGCTTGTCCCCTGCTAGTACAGGCAAAGGCTTTGATTTCTGTGGTGACCACGCCATACTTGCTGATGGCGGCTTTGTCCTCCACCACTTCGTAAGCTATGTCCCTTGAAGGAATGTCCAAATAGCTCACGATCGCTACTGTAGGCCTACCTTTTAAGCTGCTTCCTGCATAGCTAAAACCTTCTTCTGTGACATTGGCAAGCGTAAACAAATAGGAAGGATCTGTGGGCCTATCTTGCGCAATCGTTAATGCACCAGTGCTCCAATAAGGCATTGCCCTAAAGACAGAGCACATATCATTAATGAGCGAATATACTTCCGTGGGGCTTTGAATGTTGACGTTGCAGCTAAAGCGCGGCTCAACACCACCAAAACCATTGGGCACCAGTTCCGACGCATATTGACTAGCAGCAAAAAACGCCCACTTGTCTAGCTGACTAGCTTGTATGTGATCGCCTGTTCCATAGCGAGTGGAAGTAAGAATGTCCCACAAAATCCAGGCAGGATCCGAACACCATTGTGCAGCACCAAAAGTGCCGCTCCAAACGCCCGAATAAACCAAGCGACCATTAGTTTGATCGACAGTGGCATTATTGGGAATGCGCACCTTGATGCCGCGAATCAAATAGCTACGTTCTGGTACGCGGCTAAATTGCTCAGCATCACCACGAATGGCAACTAACGCGGTATTTGGATAGCGCAGTTTTGCATAGGTGATTTCTGTATAGCTCGTCCAACCAAAAGCATCTACCTTTTGAGGATCAGTGCTATCGTCCGTCAAGCGTTCCACGCGAATGTCCACGGGGAATGGACCAGACAACGCAACGCGATAGTCTCTTTGATATAGATCAGTGGTACGGCCAGTAATCCTGTCATTAATGACAGTGGTATAGCCGCCACCGTTGTATTGCACCTTCACTTGAAGCTGAATGGACGTGCCACGGATGTCCGTATCCTCTTGAAACCATTGCAATTGTGGCACTGAAATGGTAATGCGCACTGCATCAACATTTTCGTCAGTGATGGTACGAGTGATAGGCGTATCTTTGAGAACAGTTAGGCCAACTGGCTTCTCGTCTTCCACTTGGCTGACCAATGGAATGTACGACTGGTCTTGCGTGCCGTTGCGATTGTCAATTTGTATGTTTTGAAAGTTGCGCGAGCCGTCTGGATTTTGCAGCGGCGTATTATCCAGGAAGATAGATTGAAGGCCATTTTTTAAGCCTTGAATTTCACCTTCGCTAATAACATCTAACAGCGTGACATACTGCCTACTGTCCAAACTATCTGGATCTACATTGGGCTCACGAGGTTCTGCGCCAGCAAGTTTGGCGCCTTTTCCCATTGATGCTCCGCCACCGCCACCGCCACCAGCAACTACTTTCCGCAGTTCTTCAGTCATTATCAGCTCACGCGAGTAGTATCAATACCAGCGGACACAGTAACAGAGCCCACGAGAATTTCCCCATAGATAATAGGCACTGGCACGCCTTGCCTGCTCGTTTGTTGACTTCCTGAAAAGCTAAATGACTTACGAGGATCCCTGTCAGAATCGCTAATTTCAGCACTCTTTACTTTTGGCACTGGCGTGAGTAATTGTGATAGCCCCCCAAAAGCAAGCGACGCACCAGTAAGACCAATGGCGAGGGAAATGCCGCCAATAGCCTTGCCAAAAAGCACGGCAGCAGCAGTGCCAAGACCAGGCACAAGCACGGCAAAGGCAATCAACGCCACGCCAGCGACAATTCTTCCCACGGCACCAGCGCCACTCACCAAAGGCACAATCTTGATTTCCTCTTTGCCAATGGGAAAACCAATTTCCTCTTCCGAAAGATCGTAAGTGCCTACAGTCACGCGATAATGACCTTTCGCAAGTTCCGGCTCTAAATGCGGAAAATTAGCAAGCAGAAACTTAACGGCTTCAGCAACAGAACCAATTTCAGCGCGAAACACTCTCCGCTTTAGGAATTTTGCAATTCTGCCATAAACGCGAATTGTACGCATCACGCCATTACAAGCCTATCTGCATTGTAATGCCGCAGTTTACGTCCGACGCTTTTTTGCAGCCATTCTCCGAATAAGTCCCTAGATGAAAGCCTTCCACGAATGTGATGGAGCACTAATTGATCGCCAATGTAAACGCCCACATGATTCAGCTTGCTGCTAGCAATGCTCATTAATAAGGCATCACCAACTTGCAAGTCATCGTCTTCTTTTAGCTCATAGAAGCCAGCCTCTTTCCAGCAACCATCAAACATTGGGCTAGCTTCAAACTCTTCTGGCGTTGATGGGCGTTGCCAGTTTGGCAGCTCCATGCCATGCTCTGCATACCAATCGCGCACAAGCGTCCAGCAATCCGTTGCTCCCCACACCCATGGTCTTCCAATGAGAGGCGCCCTCAGGCCCGTAGGAAGGCATTCTCCCCATTGCTCAGTGGTTGGATTGATGATGAACCACTGAAGCCCACTGTGCTCGCAGCCAATGCGATCGGCGGGACTTGCAATGGCAGGAGTGAAGGGATGGCTATGAACAATTGCAACAACCTCCCCAGCATCTTCTGCTTTTGCCCAATCTTCTGGACAAATGATGAATTGGTCCATGGGAGTGGCAGCAATGTTGCTACAAGGCCAATAACGCAAACGCCCTTTGATCACCACTAGCAAGCCACAACTTTCCCTTGGTGCATTTTCCTTGGCATGGTTTAATGCCAACGTTCGCCATTCAGCAGTCAGCTTTGTATTATCAGCGTCAAGCATAGAACGTGCCAATACCAGGGAAACTACCATAAGGCAGTTCATTGTTAGCGCCAAATCTAATGCGACAACTATCTAGCCTCTTGCCGCAAGAATCCTGAGAAGGCACAGTTGTTGGCTGATCATTGTCATTGAAATAGACCAGCACACCAAGGTCTACATAGGTGTCTAGGTAGTAATTGGCACTCCACACCCCTCCTGCATTCCCATTGCGCCCTTCATAGATGCCAGTATTAAGGTAGTGAATATAAGCAGTAGCTGTCGTGTATCCTGCTGCTACCAAGTCAGGATAGGTGGCCAAATAGTATGTTGGATTGAACGTGCCAGACGCATTGATATTTCGCCCCTCGTAATAGCCAGCAACAACATAGTGCCTAGATAATGCCGGATTGGCATAAGGGTTGTAAGTGCATTCAGCCGAACGATACTTCCATTGACAAATGTTTGCAATGCACTGCCTTTTTGGAATACGAACATTAGCCAAATCAAATGCTGCTGCAAGTTCAAACTCCACTACATCCCTAGTTTCAAGCACCTTTCGGTCAATGTAAAAAATTTCAGAAGGAAATTCAGCCGTAGAATCGGGCTTATACGGGCTCACGCCCCCAGGGAAATTGGCATCGTCAATGTAACGAGCTAAAGTGCGCACGCGAGTGACCTTGGCGCCTTCCAGGCCATTGGGAAGTGCCAGCAAGATGGCCGTAATGTTGCCAAAGATGTTGGACACCTTCAACCTTGGCCTAGGCAGACTTCCTTCCCCCTTATATTCAAAACCAGTGGCTTCAATGGGCATCTTAAAGTATTGGACACCTTGCCAATAGATGTCCGTATTGCCATTGAGATTGGTGCCATTATGAAAGCGATAAATTGAATCGCCGCCGTGCATGGCAGTATTGGTTTCCAGCCTGAACAGTTCAATAATCGCACTAGGCGATACTTGTTGCAGCTCGCTAGTAATAGAAGCAGGAGGCAATGCCATGGTTAATTACGGCTCAAAGACTTGCCGGAAGGTGGTGTCAATGCGGTTGAAGTTTTCACCAAGCAATTCGCGGTTCCATTCTTGGCATACCCACCTTAATGCCGTGGACGAACTGGGAGGAGTCCAACCAAAGCTATCCCCATCGACTCCTCTTGCATCCAAGAAGGTTTCAATGGTATCAGCATTAGTATTGTCCACCATGAAAGTAAGCGTCCATTCTTTGGGACTTTGATTTAAGCCAAACGCAATGCGATGTTCATAACCGTCCCCAAATTTCGTCACCCTTTGAATGGGCTTGCTCTTTTTCTGAGCGTTAAACGTGGGAGCGATGGAAGGAAAGTTTGCCATGATTATCGCGAAGAAGCAAGAAGGCCGCCGGGTCGTTGTTGCCTGACGATTTCAGACTGCACTGCAACGGAAATGACACCGCCTAATTGCCTTGCCACATCTTCATTGCCTTGAGCATTGGTGCCTTTGGCATCTACATTTACTATAACATTGGTAGTGCTAGCTCCTGCTCCGCCACCAAGATCCACAGGAATGCTCTTGCCATCAGGCAAGGGCACTATGGCCTCGTTGTAACGCCCTTCCCCGACAAGACCCATTGTGGGGCCAGTGACAATGCCTCCAGAAGCAAACGCCTGGAAGCCTCCTTGCCAAACAGCACCATTAGCTGCTGTAGCAAATGCACCGCTGTAGCTTGGAATGTTTGACAACGGAGCAATGCCAGCGTCAAAATTACCGCCAAAACCTGCAGCCCCTAAAGCAGGAAGAGCAGCGCTAAAGATGCGTTGGAAGCCCTGTAAAGCTTGCGTGGTAATCCACTTGGAGATCATGTCGGCAACCATTTTAGCAAAGCTGTCTGAGATGCTCTTGAACATTCCAGCCAGTGCCTCTTGAACTGTTGACGCTCCCGTGATAATAGAAGAGAAGGCATTGCCAAACGATTCCCCAAGAGTTGAAGCAATGCTTTGCAGGCCTTCCTTTAAGCGTTGCGCACTTTGCAGTTGATTCTCTAGGTTCAAGATGGCATTTTGTTGCTGAATATCTCCTGGGAATTGCTCCGCCAAGCGAACACGAGCTTCGGCATCTGAAGTAAAAGCTCCTGCAAGACGTATTTGACTCTCAAGGCTACTACGAGCAGTTTCAAAATTAAGATCTTGCTTGGCCATTGTTTCGTCTTGGATGAGCTTAATAGCCTGCGGCCTGACGGCATTCAGCTTGTTGATGCCATCCAAGTATTGAGCATTAAGCCTGTTTGCCGTGTCTTGCCCCAGCAAGCCCTCTGCAACTTTTTTGTTGTTTTCGTCTTGTGCTGCCGTAAGCATTTTTGTGGCAACACGAATTTTCTCGGTCAGCTCAAAGCTCTTCATTTCGCTGTCCAAGATGTCACCAGACAAGCCAGTTTTCATTAGGCGAATACGCTCCTGAAGGAGAGAGTTTTGCAACTCTTGCTCTGCAACTGGAGCAATGGAGGCGGTGTAATTTGTCAGCGCAATTGCCGTTTCTTCTGCTGCAATTTTCTCTGCTTGCAAAACGGTAACCCTTTGAGCTTGCAGCGCCAATTGTTCTTGCTGCTTAGCCAGTTCATCTCTTTTTTCACTGCTGGGCACTGGACGTGGCGCCCCAGCGGGGACTCCCCCTTGCGGCATTAAACTTGTCAAGTGACCAAGCTGAAAAGATCCTTCGGGCGTAGATACTTGCGCCATTAAGCCACCTCTGCCGCCAGCGGGTCCATATTGACTGATAGACGCGCCTGGCTTGAGCTTAATTGGAGTATCTTGCGGCGTCAAAAAGTCAATGGCATTGTACCCGTGACCAGCCGCGCCTCTGGACCTCCCAAAAGCACTGGCCACTTTGCCCCCTACCTCTAAATACTTATCTACCAAGTATTGCAAGGTTCTTTCTGTTATACCTGCAGCTTGTGCGTGCAAATGAGGGCCCGTAGATCGCCCTCTCGTTAAAGGATTTTGGCTAACAGCTCCGCCCGTCTTGGCAACAACTCCACCCCCAGTAGGGACCATACCGCCCACCAGCCCTCCACTTACATCCGCAACGCTTTCCTTGGCCTGCTTTACCGCAAGGGCTGCGTCAAGTGTTGCTTTTTGACGACGTTGCTCAATCGCTAACAGCTCTTTTTGGAAACTAATCGTAAGTCGCTGAAAACTATTAGCCCTAGATTCTTGCAAATCGTAGAATGAATTGAGCGTCTTGTATTTATAATCAAATTCATTTTGAATGCGCTCAATTTCCGCTTGGCTAGCAGCTTTTGCCAATTGATCTGCTAAACCATAGTAGCTTTCAAGGCTTTTTTGTTTACCCGCTGTGCTGCCTGCTTTACCGGCTTCACTGCTAGCCGGAATTGCTGTCAAAGCGGCGGAAGCTTGACTGGGCTGCCCTTCAAATTTAACTTGCCGCTCCCTATATAGAGCTTCAGCTTCTAGTTGTTGAAGTTTTTGAAAAGCGCCAGGAACTCTCTCTGGTTGCACTTGCAAAGAACCCCGCACGTTTGAAACATTGATACCAGCTTCTTTTAGCGCATCAGCTTGTTGCTTGGTCACCTCAATCCAGGCCCTGCCTTTCGTTTGGCCTTCTTCAATTTGTTTATTCAGTTGCTGCAAGCTACGAGTGCTTGATCCATATTGCTGAGCAGCCTGACGGGCTTCAATTTGAGACATGGAACGAATGGATTGCCCTGCATCTTGCGCTTTTCTTTTTGTATCTTCCAATGCTTGATTCATGCTCATGAATTTTTCAATGAGCAGGCCAACGCCGACCAAAACCAAGCCAACTCCACTGCTAGCAAAAAATGTGCGCAGTGTCAGCCCAGCGGTACGAACCATAAGCCCCATCACTTGTGCAGACTGCCCAGCGCGAGCACATTGCGCAGTAAAAGCAATCAATGCAACAGCAGATCGCGCAAAATTGGCGATCATTGGAATCAGCGCTCGCAAGTTCAACACTTGAATGGCAAGGCTTAATGCAAGCACATTGATGTAAATTTTCGCAAGGTAACCAACGAATGGATTGCTAGCAATTTGTAGGAAAGCCTTGCTAGCGCCCAGCAACACTTCTCCCAATGATTGAAGAGTGGGAAGCAGATTGACAACATTTGCGCGAATGCCTTCAAAAGCAGGCCTCAGCCTTTCCAGCTCTTTTGCAATGGCAAAGCCGCCAGTTGTTTGTGCGTTGACGCCCTTAAAGAAAGCACTAAAGCCATCGCTCAAGACTTTAATGCCACTGGTCATTGGCACGACAACAGCATTCAAGAAACCAACAGCGACAGGCTCAAAAGCTTCATACAAAAGCTTTGTTGAGTTTTGCATTCTATTAATAACACCCTGGAAAGTACGCGCTGCACCTTCCGCCCCAGGGCCAAACTCTTTGGTTAAAACTACAGTTACATTCTTCAAAAGCGCTCGCATGGAATCACCTTTATAGGCGCCGTCTTCCAAGGCTTTAGAGAATTTCTCAATAGCTTGCGGCCCCTCAAAGCCTGCGGCTTTGGCGAAAATGCCCATGGCACCAGGCAACACATCGCCCAACTGTCCCTTAAGCTCTTCACTCATCACTTGACCTTTGCTCGCCATCTGAGCAAAGGCATAGTTCACGCGATCTACTTTGTCCGCGCTCATGCCAAACGTGGCGGCCGCTTGACTTACGCCAGTAAACAATGCACGAATTTCGTCGCCCTTAAAACCAGCCGGCGCCATAGAAGCGTAAAGCTTGGTAAAGCCATCGCGAGCAGATTTGAGGGGAACGTTATAACGATCAACGATGTCAAGGATGAATTGATTCGATGCGGCGGCCTCTTGGGCAGTTGGCGTGATGGCCTTTAATGTGTTGTTGAAGGATTGCAAAGCCCCAACGGCTTCTCCAACTTGAGCGGGAAAGCTAGTGGCAAATGCTAAAGCTTTGTAAGCCGTGCCAAACAACAGCACTTGCTTTGTTGCCATGGCAAATTCATTGCCAATTTCTCGCACCACTCCAGCACCAGGAAGGTTGACGCCAGCAAGAGCCCTACCAAAGCCTCCAGCTCCTCCAAATCCTCCCATGCCGCCACTAGGGGGCCTATCAACAGGTGGAGCCCCTGCGCCACCACCTCCTGTCGCCACCAATGCTGGACGCCCTGCTCCTCCTCCCATTACATCCTGTTCCCGCAAAGCCGAACGCATTCGAGCTTCCCTTTCGCGACGAGCGAATAGATCCGCTTGCGTTTCGACTGCCCTACTGCTGCGATACCTTCCTGGCGGCTCTGGCAATAACAGTCCCGCTACCCGTGGAGCGCCTTGCAGCATTGGCTGAGATGGTCTTTGCGGTAATTCCCTAATTTGAGCAAGCCTAATCCGTGCAGAAGCTTCTGCCGTTTTGATTGATTGTTCAATGGCATTCATTAACGAATTAACGCTTTGATCTACCTTCGCTTGCCTAGTGCGAGCTTCGGCATCACGCAGGGATTGCGCAATATAAGAGAAAACATTAAGACTTTGCCGCAGTTCGCGAGGGTCAAAACTTGTCCTAACAGAAACTTCAGCAACTTTGAAATACTCTTCCAAAATTGCGCCAACTCTCCTGCCTAATGCTTCATTACTTAGAGCAAGCTTGCCTGGTCTTTGACCAGCAGAAGGTGGACCGCCTCCAAGTCCCATGAAGGCTTCAAAGTCTGCTTTTAATTTGCTTTTAAGTGTGAGAGATGGAAGCAGTCCAGCAAGAGCAGGGCCAACTTCGCCGGCAAGTAATTTAGGGTCAGGCCTAAATGGCAGCGCTCGCCCTGAGGAAGAAGGTCCAATGGGAGGAGTGCGGCCTGGTACTTGCGCGGGCCAATCAATGGCAGGAGGGAGGCGTTTTTGTCGTGCTTGCTCAAGGCCTGCACGCAAATCAAGCCCAAGCATGTTTGCAACACCCCTTGCAAAGGTGTCTAAAACAGTGACCAGTGGCCCGCGATTGGGGCTGCGCATTACTGCCTGAGGATCAAGGTATTTCTTGATCATCTCAACAGATGCTTCAGACGCAATTTTTTCGATTAAATTCTGTACATTCCTGAACCTGCCAACATTTTTAAGGCCAAGTTGTGAGCCAATTTCCCTCAGTTGGCCAATATCAAACTCCCCAGTTGAAAGTCGCTGCTTAAGCTGCTCACGCCTTGCTGCTTCTGTTACTTGACCACCACCCATCCGAGTGGCACC